CAGGCACGCCGAGAATGCGCGGCTTGACGCCGAGTTGCGATTGCGCGGTGAGTAGCGCTTGCATGCCGGTAAGTTGTCCATCCGGCGTCGCGGTGCCGATCAGGTTGCTCGTGGTTGCCGCGTCGTCGATGCCAGGCGCAACACGCACGACGACGACAACGGGCTTTGCTTGCCAGGAAATGCCCTTGAGTGCCTTTGCGAGCGTGCCTTGCACGCCGGCCTTGCCGATCGCCGTTTGAACGTTGGTGATAAGCACGGGCTTGTCGAGCGGGAAAGCCGTTACGTCGGCGTCCGAGGCGTGTGCGACCAGGCCGATCACGGCCGTCGCGACGGTGCGGATCGGGCGCGTGCCGCCGTTGATTTCGATAACGCGCACGCCGTGGTGAAAGTCAGTTGCCATGTGTGATCCTGGTTAAAAGAGGTCAGGGAAAAGGGCGGGTTTGCAGCTCGCGACGCTTGCGGCGTTACGCGGGGTCGGCCGGGGTTTCCGGCTCGGGTTCGGGTGTCGGCGGCGCCGTGACAGGGATTAGCGCCGGCGGGGGCGTATAGGGGCCGGGTTCCTCGGGCCATACAACGGCGCGCGGGAATGTCTCGCGGGCGATCGCGCGCTTGAGGTCGTCTTGGTAGGCGGTCCAGGCTTGCAGCGTGTAATACCCCTCGGCATCGAGCGTGCCGGCGGCCAGCTCGTCGGCCTTGCCTTCTGTCATCGCCTGGGCTTTCGCCATGCGAACGTCAAACTCGGCCATCGCCGGCGCGCTCGCCTCGGCGAACGGCGTCGGCTCGCTCGGCCAGGTCACGACGTCGGGGAACCCTTCGTGCTGAATGGCGCGCACCAGGTCGAGTTGATAGGCCGACCAGGCGCGAAAGTAATAGGCTTCCTCGATCGACAGCAAGCCGGCCGCCAGTGCGTCGGCTTTGCCCGCGTTCATTGCGCGGGCGCGGTTCATACGCATATCGAATTCGGCCATTGCCGCCGCGCGAACCTTCTGCGCGATCACGGCCGGGTCGATCACCCAGGCGCCATTACGCCAGGCGTATTCGTCCGAGGGGCGCGGCGTTTCGGTCAAGCCGTTCTCGGCGGGCGTCGTGCCGGCGACGAGGATTTCGGCCGCTTGGCCGTTGTCCTGGCGGTACAGCATCCGGCCGCGATAGTCGGGCAAGAGCTTCCAGGCGCCATTGAGATAAAACGGCCATGAGAGCGGCGTGCGCGACGGCAGCTCGTCGGCGGTCGCGAACGCCGGAACGAGCCAGCGGTCGAGGTTGAGCGGGTCCGAGTCGGCAAGTCGGCTCGAAATGTATTCGCCGGTCGTGGCGTCGTATTGATGAATCAGCATGGTCGAGTCCTTAGTAAGCGCGAATCACGGCGAGCAGGGCGATGTTTCGAGGCCGTGCTTCATTGCCGCCATCGCCGTTGACGGTGATTCCGTGGGTGTGATTGCCAGCGCCGCCGATGCCGACGTTGTGCCCGTGCGTGCCGGCGCCGTCTGTGTCGAAACCGTGTGCGTGCGCGCCGTTCCAGCTCGTGTACGGTTGCCGCGCGTTGTCGATCGAGAACCAGCTCGACGCCCCGCCTCGATCGGTGTCGGGGTTGGACCAGGCCGGTACGTTCTGGTCCAAGATGTGTTGGTGATCGCCGACGCCGTAGGTGTTGCCGTGGTGCCCGTGCCAGCCTTGCGAATCGGTCCATGCGCTATGGACGTGATCGCCGACAGCCGCCGCGCTTGCGCCGTGCGCGTGCCAGATGTTTTGTGTGCCTTGATACGTGCCGATGCCGCGACTTGCATCGGCGCCGCGTGCGTCATCCCAACAGCGCAGGAATTCGCCGCGCAGCTCGGGAATTCGAAACGTCGTCGTGCCGTTGCCGGTCGAGAAACAGCCCCAGTAATTCGCCGACCAGCTCGCCTCGGCAATGAGAGCGCCGCTCGCCTGGGCGTATGCCCACAGCGCCGGATAATCGGCGCGATTCAACAGCGCCCCGTTGCACTTGAGAAAGCCGGCGCGTGCGGTCGTGCGAGGCTCGAAAATGATTTGCCCGACCATTGCATTCGCGATCGCCGACGCGACAAACGCCGTCGTCGCGACTTTGCTCGACACGTCGCCGGCCGCCGGGCCTTGCGCGGTAATCAGGCCGCCGACAGAGAGCGCGCCACGAAAGCCGGCGTTGCCCGTGCGGGTGTCGAACCAGTGTGAAAACTCGGTTTTCGGCACGGCCATACCGTCGATGTTCGGGCCGAACCCGATGCCGAACCAGGAACGCAAAGCGATGTTGTTGACCGTGCTCGATGCGTTGTCGCCGTTGCCCGCGCCGAGGGTCGCGCCGTTGCCGGGGGCCGATGCCAGGCGAATCACGTCGGTCGTGCTCACGGGGCCGGTGAAATCAGCGCCGGCGAGGTTCGCTTTCTTGTCGAGCTGCGTCTTGAGCGTCGCGGGCGTTACGGCGCGCGATGCGTCGGTGCCGGCGGTCGTTTCGTCTTGCGTCGCCAGCTCGATCACGCCTTGCCGTTCGGTCGTCGCCGGCGGGTTCGTGAAAGACGCGTCGCCGAATGTAAGCGTCGCCGCGTCGATCGTCGTGAATTGCAGGTCGGCCGATAGCAAGAGCATCGCGGCCGGCGCCTTTTCCATGATCGGCGTTGCCTGGCTATAGACGGCCGCGAGCACGCCGTTTTCCAGATACAGGCCGAACCCGTACAGCGTGAATTGATCGTCGGTGTCGTCTTTCAACGTCACATGGATCGTATCGAAAGCGACGTTCTCGCCGGCGAATGTCGTGATGCGCTTGCGCTCGTTCGGCAGCGCGACGAGCGACGGATTTGCGGCGTTGAAAGAGGCGGTCGCGAGGCCGATCTCGACGATCTTGTGCGCGTTCGTGCCATCGTTCGCCGGCGCGACGAGCGCCGCGCGCCCCGCGTCGGTGATGTAAATGAGAGTGCCGGCCATAGGTCAAATATCCGAGAGAGAAAGACGGCGATAGAGGGCGGGGCGCACGGCGACGGCGACGCCTTGCTTGCCCTGCATCGCGAAACCCTGAGTGAATGAGTAGTGCGCGCGCACGGGCTTCGTGCGGTCGATCTCCGCGAGAATGTCGTCAACGAAAGCAGCGGTCGGGGCTTCGCCGTCGCGACTACTCACGGTCATCACGACGTCGAACGTCCCTGGCACGCCTGGCGGGGTCAGCTCGAACCATTCGCGCAGCGCGATGTTTGCGCCGAACGCGGCGACGACTTCGCGCACGGCCGCAGCGGTGCCGTTTTTACGGGCGATCGAGATTGCAGCCTTGACGCGGGCGCGCTTCACTTGCTCGGGCCAATAGTTTTTCCATGCGTCGATGCCGACGTGCCAGGCGAGCCAGGGCAGCAGCTCGGCCGGGATCGTGTCGGGGTCCATCAAGCGAGCGATCGGCGTCGCCACGTCGCACGCCTCGGCCATCACGGCCGCGAGCTTGCGCTCGGTGCTCGTCGAATTCGGCGCGAGCAGATCACTCATAAACGCCTCCGTCGATCAGCTCGATCGAGGTGCAATACGCGGCTTGTTCCTTCGACACGGCAATGCTCGCGAGCGGCGTGTCGAGAATCACCTTTTGCACGCCTGGCGAGCGCATCGCGGCATACAGGCCGTCCAACGTGATTTCCATTCCGAGCCGGTGCATTTCGTCGGTGTATGCGGCCGTGCGCTTTTGCGCCTCGGCGAGCGCGACGGCGCGATCGGGGCCGGCGAAAAATTTGAGCGTCGCGCGCACCTGATACGGCAACACTTCGGCGCCTTGGACGATCACTTGATCGGTGAGCGGGCGCACGTTGTCGGCTTGGAGAGCGAGCGTTACCTTGTCGATCAAGTCTTGCGTCGGTGTGCCGTCGCCGAGGCGCGAGAGAACAGTAACGACTACCTGGCACGGCGCGGGGCTTGTCGCCGTCGCATCGAGCACGCGGCCATCGGTGTTCAGCGCGTGCGAGATATAGGCGCCTTCCGGGCCGGCGACGGAATAGCCTTGCGGCGCGAGCTGCGTGCGCTTGCGCAAGTCGGTGTCGCTCTCATAAACGCCGTCGATGTCGTGCTCGGGGTCCGGCTCGACGATCGTGAGCTTTGCGATTCCGAACAGCGCGGCCAGGTGTTCGAGGTTGGTGCCGGTCGCATAGGCGAGCATCACAGAGCGCGCGGCATCGTTGACGCGTTGACGAAACACGACTTCGCGATAAGCGTTCTCTTGCAAAAGAATGTTCATCGGCTCGGATTCGAGCGCGAGCGCCGCCGCGACGTCGGCTTGTTGATCGGCCGGATAGA